CTCAGAAGTTCAATGCTTTGCCTACGTTGAACGATACGTTTATTCAGGATAACCCTCCTGTTGATCGTGTTGTTGCTATTGGTGCCGGTGCTAACGGTCAGCAATTTATCTTTGATTCTTTCTTTGATATTCGTGCTGCTCGTCCGATGCCGCTTTATAGCGTTCCCGGTTTGATTGACCATTTCTAAGGAGCAGTTTATGGATCCCGCGACTATGGTGGCTGCGGGTTCCGCTGCTCTCTCCTTTCTTGGGGGTGAGCGTCGGAACGACGCGCAGGAGGACATGGCTAACGCTCAAATGGCTTTTCAAGAGCGTATGTCTGGTTCTGCTTATCAGCGCGCTGTCGCTGATATGAAGGCGGCTGGTATCAATCCTATGTTGGCCGCTAAAACCGGCGGGGCTTCGACCCCTGCTGGTGCTATGCCTCAGATTGAGGATTCTTTGTCTAAGGCTGTTGCTGCTGGTCAGCAGTCTTATTCTCAGGTTTCTTCTGCTAACCTTGCTCAGGAGCAAGAAAAGGTCGCTGAGGCGACTGCCGATAAGATTATTGAGGAAACGAAAAATATTCCTTATGAAGGTAATCGTATTCGTGCTACCGCTGAGATGCTTTTGGTTCAAGCTGATTTAATGTATCAGCAGGGTGCCACTCAGCAGTCTGTTCGTCAACAGCTTGAGGCAATTGTTCAAAAGATTGACGCTGAAACTGATTTGTTGAAGCTTGATATTAAAGCTGCTGAGATGCTTGATAATCTTGGTCGTGAGTCTAAGCAATTGCTTCCTGTTGTTGAAGTTTTGAAGATGTTTATCCGGAGGTAATATGTTTGTTCGTTCTATGTTTAATTATGATCGTAACGAAGCGTCTAACGCTTCTGCGATCATTTGTGATGAGCCTACTTTGGCTCAGCAGCATTTTAAGGAGCAGTGTGATATCAATCGCATTGTTAAGCAGTATGCTGCGACTGGCGAGGTTCCGGGCAATGCCCGTATGCCGTTGCCTGAAGATTTTGTCGGTGTTACCGACTACCATTCTGCTATGAACGCAGTTCGCCGCGGTGAAGAGGCTTTTGCAGCTCTTCCCGCTTTTACGCGTGATCGTTTTAAAAACGATCCCGCGCTTTTTGTTGATTTCTGCCTTGATCCGCAGAATCGAGCCGAAGCTGAGAAGCTTGGGCTTGTTATTTCTCGCCAGGTGAGCGAGAATGTTCCCGTGTCACCTACCCCGAAGGGGGTCCCCGAAGGGGACGCACAGTAGGCCTACTTGATGTCTACTGTGCTAGGTGACACCACCACTATCTAGGAGTACCAAATGAAACCCTCTTCTCGTCGTCCCGTTTCGAAGTATAAGTCCGCGTCTAAGTTCCGTTCTCAGGTCGGTAAGACCAAGGCCGCGAACATGCGTTCCGGCCCTATGCGCGGCGGTTTTCGTTTTTAACCATGGAACCACCCCCGAAAGGGGGTAGGAGTTTTTATGGGTTGTTTTAAGCCTCTTACGGCCCATCGGCTTGACGATGGGTCTATTTCTTTTAGTGCTAAGTCTGGTCAAGGTGATGCTTTAAAGCTTCCTTGTGGCCAGTGTATAGGCTGTCGTATTGATCGTTCTAAGATGTGGGCTGTGCGTTGTATGCATGAAGCCTCTTTGTATGATGACAATATATTTATTACTCTCACTTATGCTGATGAGTATTTGCCTGAAAATGGCAATTTGGATTATTCTCATTTCCAGAAATTTATGAAGCGGTTACGTAAGCGTTTTTCTAAGCGCAATATCCGCTTTTATATGTGTGGAGAATATGGTGAACAAAATTGGCGTCCCCATTTTCATGCTATTCTTTTTAATTTTAAGTTTGAGGATCTTGAGGTTTGGAAAAAAACCGGATCCGGTTCGATGATTTATCGTTCTAAGGTACTTGAGGAGTTATGGCCATTTGGCCATTCTTCTGTTGGTGATGTTACTTTACAGAGTGCGGGTTATGTCGCACGATATGTTATGAAGAAGATTAATGGTGATCTTGCCAAGTCTCATTATGAACGTGTGAATATGGACACTGGCGAGCTTGTTAATCTTGTTCCTGAATTTAATCGTATGAGTTTGAAGCCCGGTATTGCTCAGGGCTGGTTTGATAAGTTTTATACCGATGTTTATCCGCGTGACGCGGTTGTTCTTGAAGGTGGCCAGAAAATGAAGCCACCGAAATATTATGACTTGAAGTATGATGCTATAGCCCCATATGAGTTTGAGGCTATACAGCAAGAGAGAATTTTGCGTGCTCTTGCTCGTTCTTCTGAGTCCACTCCTGAACGGCTTGCCGTGAAGGAAGAGGTTTTGAGTTCTAAGGCGCAAAAACTTTTTAGGAGTTTGTGATGGTTGATCCTGATTACCTCTCCTCTACGCATGAGTTTGCTCTGCATGCGACTGAGTTGCTGCGTTTGCTCAAACGGCGTGACCGTTTGGATAAGCGTATTTCTGAGCTTAATGATCTTTTGAAAGGTGTTTTGAAATGAAACAGTTGGTTATTGCTGTCCGTGATTCGGCAGCGGACGTTTTTGGTCGTCCTTACTTTGTCCCTACTTCTGGTATTGCTATTCGTTCTTTTACTGATGAAGTCAATCGCAAAGCCGATGACAATCAGTTGAACAAGCATGCCAAAGATTTTGCTTTGTATGAGCTAGGTGTGTATGATGATGCTACGGGTGTGGTTGAGTGCCATCCGCAGCCGAAGCTTCTGATCAATGCCGATCAGTGTTTTTTAAACTAAGGGACGTGAAACCCTCCGGGGTTTCATGTCGCAACATGGAGCCCCGATCATGATGATGCATAAGAACCAGAGCGTTTCTGCTCACAAGTTCTCTATGATTCCCCGCGCGGATATCCCGCGCTCTTCTTTCCAGATTCAGACTGCTCACAAGACTACGTTTGATTCTGGTTACCTTGTTCCGGTTTATGTGGATGAGGTTCTTCCAGGCGATACCTTTAATTTGAAGATGACGGCTTTCGCCCGTCTTGCTACGCCTATTTTTCCAGTCATGGACAACATGTATCTGGATTCGTTTTTCTTTTTTGTTCCTAACCGTCTGCTTTGGGAAAACTGGCAGCGGTTTATGGGAGAGCAGACGAATCCCGGTGATTCGACTGCTTATTTGGTTCCTCAGGTTGAGACTCCTGAGGGTGGTTATCCCATTGGTTCGTTGCAGGATTACATGGGTTTACCTACGGTTGGTCAGGTGACTGCTGGCCAGACCGTTTCTCACAGCGCGTTTCATCTTCGCGCTTATAACTTGATTTGGAATGAATGGTTCCGTGATCAGAACTTGCAGGATTCTTTGCCTGTTAATATTGATGATGGTCCCGATGATCCGGCCGATTATGTGATTCAACGTCGCGGTAAGCGACATGATTATTTCACTTCTTCTTTGCCTTGGCCTCAGAAGGGTGATGCTGTGACTTTGCCTTTGGGCACTTCTGCACCTGTTCTTGCTGATGGTAATTTGAAGTTTGGTCAAAATTCATCTAATTTTGGTGGCGTTACTATTGACGCTGGTGCTGCTTTTAACCTTCGTGCCAACGGTTCTGGTGCTGGTTCTCCTAATGGTGCTGTTGCCTTCGTTGATGGTCTTTATGCTGATTTGAGTGCTGCTACTGCTGCAACCATTAATCAGCTTCGTGAATCGTTCCAGATTCAGCGTTTACTTGAAAGGGATGCCCGTGGCGGTACTCGTTACACTGAGATTATTCGTTCTCATTTTGGCGTTATCAGTCCTGATGCTCGTTTGCAGCGTCCTGAGTATCTTGGCGGCGGCTCTACTCCTGTTATCGTTAATCCTGTTGCCCAAACGTCTGCGACTTCTATTGACGGTTCGGATTCTCCCTTGGGTAACTTGGGTGCTATGGCTACCGCTTTGGCAAAAGGTCATGGATTTACGCAAAGTTTCACTGAACATGGCGTTGTGATTGGTATGGTTGCTGTCCGTGCTGATTTGACTTATCAGCAGGGTATGAAGCGCATGTGGAGTCGTCGTACTCGATATGACTTTTATTTCCCGGTGTTCGCTCATCTGGGCGAACAAGCGGTTCTCAATAAAGAGATTTATACGACGGGTACGTCGTCTGATGATGATGTGTTTGGTTATCAGGAGCGTTGGGCTGAATACCGTTATCACCCAGCGATGATTACTTCGTTGTTCCGCAGTACTGCGGCTGGTACTTTGGATGCTTGGCATTTGGCTCAGAAGTTCAATGCTTTGCCTACGTTGAACGATACGTTTATTCAGGATAACCCTCCTGTTGATCGTGTTGTTGCTATTGGTGCCGGTGCTAACGGTCAGCAATTTATCTTTGATTCTTT